TCGTTTGTTTAGCTGACATTTGAAAGTAAAAAAATATCATCTTTCTTATAGTTTAATATCTTCTTTATATTTAAAGCTGTTTCTAGAGATGGAGATACATTTCCGTTCTCGTACCCTGTATACGTTGTCCTTGCAATATTTAGCTTCTCTGCCATCTGTTCTTGAGTATAACCTTTTTTCTTTCTAATCTCTATAAGTTTTTTTCTCATAATTTCGCCTCCTCTTTGTTTGTTCTGCTGACATTATATACAATGTTCGTCTAGCTGTCAATAGTTTTTTTTTAAAATTTTTATTTTTCTTTAAAAACGTTTGCAAAACTGACAATAGAATGTTATAATTTTCTTAGAAAGGAGTGCACTTATGAGTTTTGGAGATAATTTAAAAAAAATTAGACAAGATTGTAATTTAACTCAAGAAGAACTTGCAAAAAAAATTAACACATCTCGTTCAAATATTGCTAATTATGAAAATAA